GTTCGAAATTACCTACGCCTTATTGCGAAAAAAGGACCCGCAATTGAGAATCAGGAAGCGCTGCAATTGAGAATCAATACGGGCGAGAGTGATTCTCATTCTCAGGGTATGGCGAGAATGGTTCTCATTTTCACGTGCAATTGCGACTGATTCTCATTTGCAAGGGGGAGTGGCTGCCCCTGTGATCGCTGCAATTGCGACTCATTCTCAAGTTACAGTATGTTACAGTTTGCCCCTACCGGCAGGATTCTGCGCTATATTTGTAGTGGCAGAAATGCCGCCCAATCGCAACTCGACAAATGAAAATTGCCGATATGTTCGCGGCTCGACTCTCGCAATTGCAGCGGGAATCAGAGATCAGCGAACGCAAAACAACCGCGACAATCGCTCGCGCTCACGCTCTCATCGCCGACCTACAGGAGATGGAAGCACGATGGGCGAGAGAGGATCGCAGCATATGAGAAGGGGGGGGCAGATGCCCCCTTTTTTTATGCCCAATAAAAAAGCCCAGCGATTGCCGGGCGATTGGGTGCGGTGTTGTGGTGGCGCTACGTGGTGGCGGCTGTGATCGCCTGTTCCGCTTTGCGTTTGCCGGTTCCGTGAGCGAGGAAAGCGATGATCACGCGGGCGCCTCGCTTGTGGCAGAGTTTGCAATCTGCGCACGTCTTGGTATCGGATCGTTGCGCTGGGCACACGAGAACCCGATTCCCTGCAGCGGTCGACCATGTGACGCGCTTCTCATCGGATGCCACAGCCATGACGGCAGGCAGACCGGCTGCAATTGCAGAATCAGCAGCGGCTTCGCTTTCAGTGCTGACGTTCACGGTAAACCCGTTGCGATTGGCTGAGCGGATGAGGGAGAGATTCTCCCCGAGCTTCAGATCGTGGTGAGTGTAGGTGTAACCGTTACGCCCGCGATTGGCTGCCACGATCGCCCGAATGAAGCGGCGGCTGATTCTCCCGGCTGTGTGGGGCAGATCGCCCGCCTGATTGTGGCGCCAGATCTGACCGATAGGCAGGGAGGCTATCGAGGCTAGGAATTCACGGAAGGGCACACCACGCTCACCACGCGTGATCCGTGCCCAGTGAAGGGCAAGTGGTCCCGATTCGGCATAACAGCCATTACCGGCAAAAGGGCAGGAGGCGGGGCAGGTTGTCTTGCTACTGGTGGAGACAGGGATCGGTCCGGTTTTGATATTTGAGCTGACGCGGGTGAGATGGAAGAGGAGCTTAGAAAGGTCAGACATCGTGCGATTGGGTGCGATTGGGTGATTCAGTCAGGCAGCTGCCACCATGGCGCCACGTCTTCAGGGTCGGGCTGCCAATCATCAGTCAGATCATGCTCTGCCAAATATTCGGCGCGTTCTTCCTCGCGATCGTGTGAGATCGGCGGTTGAAGGGGCAGCATCACATCAGATCGAACATATCGGCCATGGCTACGTCCAACAGCAGATCTGCTAGTTCCGCCTCATCGCGCTTCAATTTGCGGATGCGCTCATCAATGCGATCGCGCTGGGCATCGCTGAGATCAAATGCATCACGCTTGTGACGCTGCAACTCGAGACGGGTTTCTGTGATCTCACGCAAGGCGGCTTGAGCCTCGCTGGAATCGCTGAAATGAAATTTCGCCCAGGAGAGATCGGCGGCTGAGATTTCGTGGGTCGACATTAGGAAGCGAAGGGGTGAAGGGGGCGGGTTGGCGGATTGCGCGGATGAGGGCGGCGCTTTCGCCCGGTAGGAGGGGTCCAATCATGCGAGAGCCTGCCGGACGCGATAGCGAGAGATTTGCAGACGGTCTGCAATTGCCGCTTGCGTCATACCGGCGCGGCGATGCATGCGGACGCGGCGGGCTTGCGACATCGTGGCCAGATCGATCAAGGCAACGATCAGTAGGAGGGGCAGCAGTCCCCACCAGATGAGAGAGAGAATCATGGTTTCGGGTGCGATTGGGTGAGATGGTCAGTTGATGCGAGATGCTGCAGCGGCAGGAATCACAGCCGCATGAGTGAGCAGCAGACCGGCGAGGAGTTGAGATGAGAGGTTCTTATTCGTGCCGATAGGGGGCAGCACTGCAGCGATGAACACAGCCACTCCAGCGGCGAGGGTCGCATAACTGGCGGCGATGAGAGCGTTCTTCATGATTTCGGGTGCGCGGCGGGTGCGATTGGGAACCGCGCATGCATGCATCTTAGCCCCTAGGGGCAGGAGTCGCTAGCAGCGTGCCAAATATTAGGGCAGTTTTGCGATTGTCACAACGTGCAGCACAGTGAGCCGGTTTGATCGCGTGGGGCATTGATGGGCACGCGGACTAGTTGCGAGCGTATGGACGCACCTAGGCAACGGCTCGCGATTGCGACCCATATATAAGGTCAGATCGTGTAAAAACGGTTCTCATTCTCCTGGGGGCATGCTGCGCCCTTGCTTATTGAAAATGCGTCGCAATTGCAATAGGTACCCGCACCTTTATTGCGAGTGATTCTCAGTTGCAGTATGCGTATTGCCGCATGCGAGAGCGATTCTCATTCTCATTCTTATTGCGAGTGATTCTCATTATCACCAACTCTGTGTGTGCGATTGAGGACTTGAGAATGATTCTCATTATCACTAAACCGACCTCGATCCGGTACAAATCCCTTTAAACCGACCCCTTGCAAGAACTTGGCACCTTAAACCGACCCCTCGCAAGAACTTTGCCCTTTAAACCGAATGCTTGCAAGAACTTACCGCAAAACGAGTTGAGAAAAAGTTCGATTGAATTCTTGCGTGGCAGTGTTGCGTGCAATGTCGAGGAAGGGGAATTTGCCGGTGTAGTTGGGGATTCTGCTTTCCGTCATTACCCGGTAATACCTGTTGCCCGGTTGACGGCGATCAACGAAGTAGATACCGGGCTTGGGTGATTGCGTGAAGCGACGACGGAAGTATGGCTCGTAGAGGCTCTCCTCATCAAGGTAGATGTAGTTGCTGAGGCTTTGATCATTGACGGGCGCTTCACCGCGTTGGCGGACCCCGTAGATGTCAGCCGAGCTGATGTTGCCTTTGAGTGCCGACAGGATCTGCGTGTACTGTCCGGGCGTCATGTTGCCGTAACGATTCAGCCGTGTTTTGGGGCTGCGGAGGTTGGCAATCATGATTTTGCCCCGTTGCCCAACATGCACATTTCTCCCTGTTGCGTTTTGAACGATCGTGTTTAGCAGCGCACCTTGGAAACGAGTTGGGTAATGCTTGCCGCCATAGATCTGGGGGAGCAAGTATTGAGCAGGAGCATTGCCGTTTGGAGCATCATCACGGATGAAGATCTTTGCTTCGAGCTGTTCTGTTGAAGATTTTTTGTAGAGGAAAGAGTTGACAGTGAAGGGAACAGGATTGCTGAATATTGATTTTGCTTGTGACTTCAATTCTTGTGATGCTGCGTAAACAGCTTTGTTGAGGGCAAGGCTGCCTGCTTTAGGAATTTGAACACGTTGCAGTTCGTTGATTTTACCGATCAGCTCTTCAGGCTTGAATTCGATTTCGATCATGCTGCCTCCTGCGTGATACCAGCATAAAAAAAATCGCCCCGGTGAGACCACTGCCTCAGCTCAGGGCGACCCAATCGCTTGCTCAGTATAGCACCTAGTAGTGGACGTGGTGCTTGATGCCTCTGTACGTCAGATCGGCGTCAATGGTCGGCTGATCGTGTTTGGCATCTTGATAGGGCACACCTCTGTATGCCTTGGCAAGAAGCAGTTGAGCGTTTTGCAGGCGCTGCTGGCGTTGCTGCTGCTGCTTGATGAGCTGCAGGTGATTGAGGATAGACATGGCGCTACGGCAGTAGTCGCAACCCCGTTCCCTGATGCGACCGATCTGCAACCCATAGGGTCGAACGTACTTTTACGTTAATCCTCAAAAGGTACTTCGTACATATCCATGACGGTGATCAGTACACCGGGAGGCTCTTCACCGATGCAGTAACGCTTTTCTGCGGTGAGGCTATGAACAAGGGAATCGTCTTTGATCAGTTCTGCAATGGTGAGTGCATCAAGCACAGCACGACAGAGCTTGTCGATATCTGGCTTTGTTATTTTGTGACTTGGTGCTTTGCTTTTCAGTGCGCCTTTAGTAGTAAAGTGCGACTTGGGACGCGGAAAGCAAAACACCAGAGACACGCTAACTGCGTTCTCGATGGTGCGTGGGAAATCAAGTGATTTGGTGTCGGCAATGATTTGTTCACGCCATGGTTTGAGTGCTTTGCATGATTCGATCATGCGACCCATGCCAACGTGACGCTTGCTGCCTTGTGGAGCAGGGATGCCGATTGTTTTCCACGAAAAGCACCAGTTCATTGTTGTTTTAGGCGAAGCTTTGTTGTGCTTCCAATGCGTGTCCAAGAGTACTCATCACGCTGCATGATGTATTCATGCGTGAAGACATTGGCACCGCAGGCGCGGCATTTGAGGTGGCGCAAGGTGTGGTCTTCGCAAGGGTAGGTCTTGATAACACGGAAGTTATCAGAGGAGCAATCGGGGCACTTGGTTTTCATGCTTTGTAGAAGTAGGAGCATTCAGTGGCGAAGGTGCCGCCAGCTTCTGGGATGTCGAGTGAGCATTTGCCATCGACGAATTGATGACAATCATTGCAGGTTGTTTGTTGTTCATCGCGTAACATAAAACTTTTTATGTAATCGTACTTTTGCTTAATTTCCCTGTAGTAGTCGAGGGTTTCACGTTCGATTTCATAGATTGTCCAACTGTGATCACAGTTAATGCAACGCCTGCGGATGCGACGTGTTTCGTTTTGATGTGACGGGGAAGATTCAACGACATGAATTTTGGTGTGATTGCATTTGGGGCAACGTCGTCCGCTCATTTGTCAACCAGTTCGAAGTGATAGCCGTTTGCGGCAGAGCCAAATTTGATGGCTTTGAAGATGCCGCTACGTGTTACAAAGACAGCTTTCCCAGCTTCTCTGTATGAGTTGTAAATGCGCCCTGTCTCAATGCAACGCACTCGATTCGGTGGTTTTAACGGTTGATTGCGGTTTGGGTAGTTTTCAAGGATAAAGTCAACCAGCTTTTCGTCTTCAAGCGCAATGTAAAGATCCATGCGATTGAGACCGCCGAATAGTTCAGGACGCTTGCGAGCAAAACGACGCACAGCAACGTTGGTGATGTAGTGCGGTGAATTTGACATTTCACTTTGCCTTGTTGCTTCAAGACCAAGCTTTAGCCAATAGCGCACAGCATCACCACTGATGCCAAGTGTGCGTCCGAGAGAGTTGGCGCTGTAAACGTATTGCGGACGCAGGGAAAGACCAAGTTCATGAATTTTGAGCTTGATCGATTGCGCCGTGCGTTTGGGATGACCAAGCAAAGCATTCTGTCTGTTGAAAACACGAATCATTTGCGCTGTTGGCAACGTTTCAGCAATCTCACGTAGCAGTTGGATTTCGTCATGTTTCCATTGTCTGCGTTGTTGATGATGCAGTTTGAGACGGCATTCTTGAGAGCAGGTTTTACGTGGTGAAAGACCTCCTTTGGTGTATTTGATTGGGAAGAACGTGTTGCCACAGATAATGCATTTACGTGAACGTGGAGCGATCAAACCGAAAGATAGATTGAAGGTGTACGAGCGAGGAATTGAATGGCGTTGACGACTGTTTGACCTTTGCAATCATTGAGCTTGCCGTCATCCATTGATTTTTGAAGAAGTGATGAGAGTTCTTCTAGGACAGCACGCATCTGTTCTTCGTTGACACGTTTGCGTGGTTTACGGAGACGGTTGTTTGTTGTGAGAACAAGAAGTTCAATCGGACCGATGAAATCGTTGTTGTTGAAATTAATCATTGAGTTGCTCAAGTGCGCGACGAATCAAATCAAAGTCATCCTGCATTTCATCAGCATTCGTATGAGCATTGGCGTCGAATCGAAACAACGCTTGCTTTGCCTGCTCCTTCAAGCTCGGTGGCTTGGGGCGGCGGGCGGCGCGGACACGATCAGCAAGGGCTTGGCCATTCAGGAAGCTAACCTCACCAAGGCACGCTTCCAGCTCTTGATCTGCGCCCCATTGAGCAGCGAGGGTGGCGAACTGCATCTTGACTTCAAACATGCCGGAAGCGGCCAACGCTATATCGGACCACTGCTGTACCAGCTCCGGCGGCGGGGTAATTGGATGAGTCATGCTCGTACAGTCCAGAAAGGTGTGCCGACTTTTTGCACAGCAGTGCCAAGTGCTTTTGCTGTGTCTTCGAGTTCTTTAAGGTTGTCACGAGCGGCAACAACATCAGGGCAATTGTTGTAGTCGTAGGTGACACGACCAGGAGAGAAGACGAAATTGATCTCGTCGTACTTGTAGGTGTTGTCAGCGTCGGTTTTGAGGTGATCGAGATCGCCTGCTGCAACGTGTGTTGAGAGCTTGTGTTGAATCAGCTTGATGTCAGCTTCAAGGGCACGCTGCTGATGTTTTAAATCTGACAGCATTGTCAACAGTTGTTCGGCAGTGCGTTGATAGGAGTCCGTCATGAGTCTGTTGATGTAGTTGAAGGAAGGTGGAGGTGACAAGAGCAAGGCTTAGAAAAACAAGCGAGCGCATCGTTCCTTGATTTCAGAGGTGTCGACATCAGAGTTGGGATAAGAGGTGTCTTCCCAGATGATGTCGTTCCACAGCTCGCTGTACTCCTTGTAAGCACGAGCTTTGGCATCAACGTGTGAATACGCCTCGACGTAGTCCCTGATGTTGTACGACGGGATGGTGAAGTAAAACTTTTTAGTGTTCATGGTGTTGGGGAGGCGCGATTGGGTGCCTCATGCCAACTACTATACACACCTGCCTGCAGGAGTCAAGGGTTCAGCATAGAAAACGCGGTAATTCGTTGAGTCCAATGAGTCTCATGCCGCTCAAGCTCCTTCCCGCCTGATGCCACGGGGTAAGCCGGTTGATCAGGGAACACGTACAGCGCCAAGAACCGATCCACCTGAATGCCATAGTTCTCAGCGAGACACAAGCGATACGCCTGCATCTGACACATCGCTTCATCACTGATCTGCTTGGTTGGCTTGGCTTTGTTCTCTGCCTTGGTCTTGAGATCCATCAGCACGAACTCACCATTGAGCTTCACAAGCGCATCCAAGGTGCCAGCAAACGGCACAATGCCCTCATCGCTGCAAACCTGATGCTCAGTGCAGACGACGTGATCTAAGTGTTTCCAGAGGGGTGCAGCCATGATGCGTTCACACCAAGGAGCAATGCCCTCTGGGATCTCAGGGTTCTGCCGCAGCAGAAACGCCTCAAACCAATCATGAATCAAGGAGCCACGACGAGCAGCTTGATCACGTGTCTCATCAGGATCACCACCTTCTGAAATGATCTTTGCTCGCCAACGCCTCAGTGCCATCTTTGTGGCTTCTGATTGTGTGGCAGACAGGATCGAAGTGATGGAGCTGTATTTGAGATCAGGACGCGCCTCGTTCCAGTAGTAGCGCGGTTGCCCTACCGGATTACGTTGTATCAGCGGTAGGCGCTGCAAGGGCATCAGGTGGCCATTGCTTTCCTCGATGGTAACGAGTCTCACAGGATGTAGTCATCCTCTTGATTGTTTTCCAGCTCACGTAACAGATTGCGGTAGACGGGGGTTTTGCCGTTGTAGTTCTGAGCGGCGAGAAAGCGCTTGTAATCAGCGAAATTCATCGCTGTACCGGGAGGTGGGTTGTCGAGATCCTCAAGAGTCCAATACCCTTTCTTGATGCCATCGCGAAGGATTTTGGCTGCTTGAGTGCTGTCAAAAGTGCGTTTCATTTTCTAAGTTGCGATACATCAAGTGGAAGTCAGTTGCAAGTTTCTGGTCTTGAACAGGATCAGAATGTTTTCGAAGCAATTGATTATCAAGGAAATAAGAACTGCGTTTGCAGTCGTATTGATTGTGGATGCCATTCATGGCGATTTCATAACCCATTGCCCAGCCGCAAATTGTGCATTGACCAGTTTTTGGATCAACAACAACTTTGCTCCATGCATAAGCAAGTTTGCTGTGTTTGGTAACTTCATCTGACCAAAGAAAAAGACGATTGCCAAACTTTGACATCGCTCTGACTTCCCAGATGTCGCCAACATCAACGCCACAAAAACCAAGATCAGTGGAAAGATATTCCCAATTGATGTCAAGGTTGAAATAACGAAGAAGGGCAACTTCACCCAAGACACCCATAAACGACCAAATACTTTTGTCGTCTGTTCGATCACTGCTGTAATCGATTGACGAGCGACGATTGTGATCACGTTGCAATGCGCAGCGTTTGCAATCATCAATAAGTGATTGTTCAAGTTGAATAATTGCCATCAGAACTCGGTCTCCTTGTACGAACCCATCGAGTTCAAGCTGCCCCAGACCTTCTCCTTAACAGCAGCGCGGCGTTCATCCTCCGCATGCGGATGCTTGACGAACCTTGACGAGCGAGGGCTGTTGGGATCCTCCTCCCCCGCATTCGGGCAGAACGTCCAGAACAAGCCGTCTGAGTCATACCGACCAATCGGATGGCCATAGACAGCATTGGGGGGCGGTGTCTGCGTCTTGCTGGCGCTGTAGCTGCTCTTGCTGCTTTTGGGATCAGCCACCTGCCAGACGTAGGTGGTCGCCATCGTGGGATCAAACAGTTTCATTTGAGACTCAGTCGTAGATCGTGATTCCGTTGATCACCTGGGGACCAGCAGGCACGTGATCCTCGAGCAAAACGGTGTAGCGCTCATCCCGCAGCCACCTGAAAGCGTCAGGAAGGGGTGCGCACCACTCATCCTGCAACTTGGCTTGCTTGACCTGCTCCACAGCCCTTGCAGCCGCTTCTACGAGCCTCTGAGGGCTTTCCTCCCTCACAACACGACGCCACTGCTCGTACGCCTTGTTCTTGCTTTGGGAATTCGCCTTGATCGGTGCCCGCTGGTACTCGTTCCAGAAAATCAAAAACTCCTCGCTGTAGTCGGGCTTAACGCGCTTGTTCTTAGCCGTTTTTTCCGAGCTAACAGCTTTAATTGATTGTTTAGAAGAAATATCTTCTTTAATAAAAGAAGAAGAAGAAGTAGAGGCTACGCTCGCTGCCGCTCGCTCCGCCAGCGTAACAGGCGTGTCAACTGCTTGCTCGAGCAAAAGGGCGCAAAACGCAGTCATAGACAGGCATTCGGGCTTTTTGACGAGCAACTTTTGATGTACGGACTCGGGAATTCGCAGAAAAAGGGACTTTGCTGATGCTTGCATAAACTTGCAGTTTGCTAGCGATGCTTGCAGATCGTATCAGCAAGGATTTGCTAGTGCAAGCTAGCAATGTGCTAAGGAATACAGTCTCAACAAACTTTTCTGAGACTCAACCCAACCCTGATTTTTGGGTTACCATGCTCTGGTACTACACAGGTAGCCATGGCTATCCAACTCACCCCCAAAGCAGCAACCTCCAAAACCGTCATGCTGCAAATTGACCCTGACCTCTACACCCGCATCAAAGTCGTCGCGAAGCAGCACAACATGCCCGCTTCCGTCGCCATGCGTCAGATGCTCGAGCAGGCGATTCAAGAGATCGAAGCCAACCTCGGTTGATCATGAGCGCTCCCGTCTTTCCCAATCTGGCGGGAGTCATCACTCTCTCTGACGTAAAGCAGAAGGGTTCTGGCTCCTACGCCGCTGATTACATCCCTTGGGCAAAGGTCATGCAGCTTCTGAACCAGCACTGCAACGGCTGGGTGCCAGAACTGCTCAACTCGCACGAAGGTGGTGTCGTTCACAAAGCTCCTAACGGCACCGGTTACCTCTGCATCCAGTTCGTCAACGGCGATTACGCGACACCCGTTTGGCCATACGCCATCACGGATAACCGCAACAATCCCATTCCCGTCGAGAAGATCAGCAGCCGCGACATTGCAGACTCACACCGCCGTGGGCTTTGCAGTGCAGCAGCAGCCTTTTTCTCCCTCGCTTTTGAACTCTGGGCGCGTGAGGAGGTGATGGCAGCCACAGGGCAAGCTGTTGAGGTATTACCTGAACCGCAACTACAGCAGGATGCCCCAAAAGGCAAACCAGCAGCGGTTTTAAAGAAAAAGGGGCAGTCACCCGAACCGCCCCCCCTCGACTCTCACCCTGAGACACTAGTCGTTGATGAGCTGATCGCTAAGTGCATGGATCTCATCCAAGCAAAACTCGATCGCACCGCTCAAGTTGCGTGGATAGCAGACAAGGCAACAAAATGGAGCCTTGATGCTGATGGCAGCAAACTCAAGCAAATGAATGCAGACCAACTGCAAGTTTGCGTGGATGAGCTGTCCGCAATGCCGCCCTTGAAATCGTGATGGCTATTCCTGCGGGTAACAAGTTCAAGGTGCAAGTCCTTCTTGACCCGGAGGCATACGAGGCAATGCAGCGTGAAATCATCAAGCGCTACAACACCAAGCATCGTGTTACCGAGTCATCACTAGCAAACGAGATCATCAAATCTCACTACGCAATTCTGGAACCAACCAATGGCTGATTTTGAATCGGCGTTTGACGCCAAGTTCACCTTGTTCAATGTTCAGGAAAAGAAATCTGAACGTGCTCCTGACAAAACGGGCAGCATTGAAATTGAACTGGGTGAAGCAATGAAGCTTGCCGAGTATTTGACCGGTCATCCCGGTGAAGAAGGCTACGGCGGCAAGACTGTCATTAAAATCCCCCTGTCGGCATGGGACTCTGAATCCCAAACCGGCAAGCGTTACATCAACGGCAAGATTTGGGCGAAGAAGCCCGAGCCTTCCACTGCTCAACCCATCTTCTGATGCAAAGGGAAAAGTTCGTTGCTGCGATGCAGCAAGAAATGCGCGAAATTGCAGCGCTTCAAACCATGCTCAAAAACCTGCAAAAGGTTGAAGAAAGTGGCTATGAAAACGCTGATGCAAATCGGCTTCATGCCATCGCTGATCTGTTTGCAGCCAGCAACGAATCCCTCATCAATACTTACTACAAAGTGAAGGATGAAGCAGACCGTCAACTTCCCTGAATTATTCCCCGAATGGAATGAACCCAATCGTGGTCCCGGCATTTCGTATTGCATTTCGCCCAACGCTCGGATGTTTGACTACGAATTGGCTCTTCCCGGTGAGCGCAGCATGCGGGGTTGCATCCGTGCTGTTGACAAAAAGGATGCTGAACGAATCCTTAAAAATCGTCATCCCGGCGCCACCAAAATTGACATCGGTCAAGGACGCCGAATCATTACTGCACCAAAGAAGGCTTGACCCATCATGAAACGCAAATTCAAGCTGTCGGCATTGGAAGCCAAGGCACCCAAATTCTTGCGCATTACACCAAGCAAATTTGGTGCAGAAGATTTTGAGGCGATGCAAAACCGCACCGACCTGCTCGAAGCGCTGTTTGAGATGGATGGCAGGAACGACACCAGCCACCCCTTACACCACACCTACACGGGCTTGTACGCGAAGTACATCAAGAAGTGATGAAGGCGTTCCGTCGTATGCCTAGCTACCGTTCAGGCAGGTGGCTTCCCGTCATGGCGCCCAACGCTGATTTCCAATTCACGGAAGGTCACATCCGCATCCTGCTTTGGATGTGCGAATCACATCAAGATTGGATTGATGCAGCCAGCGCTGAAATCATGCGCAATGGCGAAATGCCATCTGACAATTTGATGCGTTGTCGTGAAGGGATTGCGGATTTAAAGTGCTGGGCGCTGCGTTTACTTGAAGTCATTGAGGCAACGCCGGATGATGAAGAGTACGACGACGACGAGGACGACGAAGATGAGTATCTATCGCAACTGGAAGATTTCACAGACAATCTGGAAGTCCAATGGCGCTTACATCGAAGTGCTGGAGGACGGTCCTTACATCCTCTACAGAAGCTGCGCTCATGGTTACTGTCGATACTCGGATGATTTATGGCAAGCAGAGATTTACATCAATCAGTTAACGGCTGAGTGAGTGCTTGCTGCAGGATTTCATCCTGTAATTGAGGGCGTCCCAGATTGCGAGCGGCTTCACCTGCTAACCATTTCGCAATAATGCGCTGTTGATGCATTGATGTATTGAGCAACAACGCAGCGTTATAGATTGCCTTGATGTCACCCTGCTTAAGCCATTCCTCAAGCATTTTTGCAGTCGCTGCTTCTGAGAACATGCTTTCAGTGGTGCGTTGGATCGGATGCCATTCCATAAGCTTTGGTGGCAGCGTTTACCGCCTCACTTTCGCTATCAAAGCACGTTGGTAGGTAAAAAACAGTATTTTGTTTTATAAACCACGCACGATACCAGCCGGAGACGCCGAAGCGAACCCACGCGGCACCGTAGCCGTCACGAGCAAATTGATTGGGAGTCACCGAATTTCTTCTTCCTTTACGTCGATACCTTGCCTACGATTGATGCAACCGGAGCGGCGCCATGCACTCTTGGATCGACGAGACCAGTCTGATCCCCAAAAGAGAAACAAGGGCGCGATTTAGATTAAAAATCTTTGATGCTTTCGACGGCAAATGCGCGTATTGCGATGAGCCTGCCAAATCACTCGATCACGTTATTCCACGCCATCGTGGTGGACAAACTGTAATAGAAAACTTAGTGCCAGCATGCTTGCGCTGCAATGGATCCAAAGGATCAACAGAATGGACGCTTTGGTACAGAGAACAAGATTTCTATACACGAGAGCGTGAAATCATCATTTGGGAATGGCTTTATCAGTTCAGAAACGAACTTTACAACCCGCAACTGTTAAGTCGTTGTTGTAATGACCAGTGACTGCGTAACTTTTGAGTGGTTTAGCACTCATTTCAAAGAAAATAATCTGTCCAATTTTTAGTCCCGGATACAACGGTAATGAATGCATGCGCCGTGCATTTTGCAATTCGAGCGTCAGCTTTGATCCATGCCATCCCGGATCACACCATCCGGCCAACATGTGGGAATATCCCTGTCTTGCGCGACTGCTTTTCAAAGCAAACTGCCCTGAAATATGTTCGGGCAAATCAAACGTTTCGCGTGTTTCGGCTAGGACAAATTCACCAGGACGCAACCAGTACGGACTCTCTTCCGTGCAACCTTTAATTGATATTCTTTGTAAATCCTCAATATTAGGATCCTCAATCATCAAGTGATCGCCAAGCAACACATCAATTGATGCTGGATTCAAAAGCTCTTCGTCAAATGGCACTACCATGCCATGACCTTCGCACAAGCTGCGAATTTGCCAATCACAAAGAACAGACACTAATAGTCCCAGCGAACACGTGGTCTACCTGACCGAATCCCAAGATGCACGAAACCCTTGAGTGCGCCATAGCCGACGCTATATGGCCAAGTCCGATCACAATACTCCTGTACTCTCTTGATGTCCACGTCTTTGACGTAGAAGTCAACAGCACCTTCTCCCGGCTTGTACAGGTGCTCGCTGCTGCTTGCGCCACCAACCATTCGATTGATAGATGGTGGGCGATAGCCGCTAGTAATCACAACAGGTTTTCCGCCGTACGTTGTACGTACACGCTCTAGAAACGCCGCCAACTCTGCAGCAATCTGCAGTTGATCTTCACGATCAAAACGACGTTCCTCCTTGTACAACGCAAATTCACCCAACGTAATGTGCGGTGTCAGGCGTGCAGTGAATGGTGCATTAACGCTCAGCTTTGCTGTTGCAGGTTCATACTGCGGTCGATGATCGCCCCACAACGCACCTTCTGCTCTACGGCGGCGCAGCAATCCAGCCTCAACATTGGTGCCGGGATTCCTGTACAACTCCAACGCAGCAGGCACAGCAGCCCAATCACGCTCACGCAGGCACTTGCTGATGGTCTCAAAACCAGCCGAACCGTAAAAGCCAGCACCAAGGTTGTAGGCAAAGCTGACAAGCGCAGAACGCTGCTCATCAGTCATTCCATTCCAATGCGGAATACTTGCATGCAGTTTTGCTGCAATACGATCAATCTCAAGCCGCAGCAACATATCGGCTTCAATCACCGTAATTTTGTCACCACGTTTGACAGGCACACCTCCGCTATATCGCGTCGTGCCATAACCAATCGTCCACGGATCACCACCACTAAGCGGATCAGGATAAGCGCTCAAATGGCATCCTTCGAACTCCTTGATCAACCTGATTGCTGCTGATAAATCACTTTGCTTGCCGTCTTGGCTCCATGTTTGAAACCAAGCTTGATCGCGCCCAAGAATATGCGGATTGGCTTTATTAATCGCAGCCTCAAGCTCAGTAAGCGCTGCCATCTGATGTGGCAATGCCTTGTAATACTTGAACAGATCAAGCAGGCGGATCTTGTTTTGCGTCATTGCTCCAAGGTGCGTGAATGCTTATTGCCCCACCAAGGAGGCGACTGTCACCAGTTTGTAGCTCAGGATTGATTGGATGCTCAACAACAACCGGTGGTGCCGTCATGGGCGGTTGTGTTGCGTGCCATTCTTTCTCAGCTTGATCCAGCTTGCTAGGGAGCAGCAGTTGAAACCACCACTCCCGTGCAGCTTGCTCCCAAGTTTTGCCTAAATCTTTTTTCCCTTGATTGCACGCAGCGCATGAAACACAAGCTGAATGATGCTGTTGTCCTTCAGGGGGGACAGAGCGATCAGCTCAGAAGCTGCAGCCACGCAAATCCAAAATGCTGGATGGTGAAGAAAGTCCATGGTTAACAGGATGGTGGACGTGCTTCCAGCTTAGATACACGCTGCTCCACGGTCGATAACCTAGTGAAAGTCTCCTTGCGATCATCCTTAATATCCGCGTGCAAAACCTCGAGTTGTGTCGCAATATGCTCTACTGCACTTGTAAGGCGAATAACAGCATCACGCGCTTCATCATTCCGCCTGCTGAATCCTGCAGCACCCATAGCCGCTACTGATATTGAGGCTCCCGCCACTGCGGCAACGATTTCAATCATGGCGGCAACGGGCTACCCAGTCAGATTAGCGGTTGAGGGCGATAAACCTACCGCTCTGCGTCATCAGTCTCACGCCAGCTTGAGTCAAAAGAATTTTAAGAAATGCCAAACTACCCAATTGGCTGCTGCGAATGCCGGTGTTGATACTGGTTCTCAGATTTTTCATCACATCGAACCGATCTTGGCCGCAATGCTTGGCGAACCACCATCAATGCTCACAAGACGAAGGCGAGCATATTGAATCGGGCAACCACTCAATGCATAACCATAGGTGCCATTAGCCGTCAGAACGGTATCAGTCTCGCTTTCGTCAAGGTTGAAGTAATCATCACCATCAATGCTGCCTTCCAGTCTGATCGTGACGCTGGTGCCGATGGAACTAACAGTAACTTGAAAAGCCAGATCCAAGCCTGTGGTCAATTCACTGCTGGTCACGCCAGGAGCTGAAATGCTGCCTAGGTCAGCCAACTCATAGCCAGCCTTCAATCCCAAAGTCATGGCATCATTTATCTGATCTATGGCTACAGATTAGCGCCCCTGTCCACGTAGAGGCTTCTTACCGCGACGGCGTGGTCGGCTGTTTTGGCCGTAACCATCACGAGTGGTTTTGGGGCGACCAGCTTGGTGTTCCAGCCGCCCGGTGCCGGTTTTGCTTTTTACTGCCACGGCACACCAGCAGCCTTGGACGGCGCACGCTGCTCGTCAATTTGAGCCTGCAGTGCAGCTTCAATTCCAGCGACCTTTTCGTCACCGCCGAGGGCTTCCTTCACCCAGCCGACCACCAGCTCCTCGGTGAGATCAGCGAAGGGGATTAGGTTCTCGGGGCGTTGGAACCCGATGCTGCCGTAAGCACCGCTGGAATAGGTGCCATCGTTGGCGTTCACGGTGTAGTGGGCTGTAAACACGAAACCATCAGCAGTTTCCCGCTCAAGGTTGGCGATCGCCCAAGTGAACTCAGTTACAGGTGTGGATGCAGGCATTGGACTAATGGTGATGTGGACAGTTTAAGCGTGGGGTCAACTAGGGAAGGTGACTACGACTGCTCACGTAGAAGCTGCTCGAAGAACTCGCAAACAACCCGAGCAGATAGATAGAACTCTCGATTGTTCTGCCCACTCGCAAGGATTGCCCGGAATTCCTCGTAGGCGGTTTTGATGGTTTCTGTGTCAGGCATAGAAGTGGAAGCGGCTAAGAGGGCGGATAAAGCTGATTGATTGCATCACGAATGAGAAGAGCGTCTTCCTTGCTAAGGCTTAGCTTTGTCTCACCCACTTGATCATTGTCGTCGTGATACTTGATGGTGAGGCCAGATCCAGGCTCTACGTCGTACTCGGCGGCGCAGTCTTCAACTGTCCACCACCACTCGGATTCAGATTGACAGCGTTTGATTGTTGTTACGGGCATGGGTGTTAGTGGTAATGGTTACGAGGCAGTGGAGACTTGCATTTCTTGTCCCAGCTCGCTGAGTTCTTCCAAGCAGCGTTGCCGGTATCCCCACTCAGCAGCTTTGATGATTATTTCGAGATGATCACCACGGGCTGCCTTGCACCATTTCTGGATCAGCTCAGGCGGTGGGATCTTCTTGTAGTCTTTCTTGGTCATGGTTTCTAGGGAACTGTGGCCAGGGGCAGGAGGTGCAAACTCGCTGCCCCACCACTATACGCTTGACGCGAGTGATCAGACCATATTGGTGATATCAACAAAATGGTCTAGTGACGAGCAAACTCGCCATGGAGCGACTCTCGCAATTCTCGAACAGCGGCAGCGCACTCGTCTTTGTCTTTGAAGTCGCCAGCGTGATACAGCTTGCCTAGATGCCAAACCTGACCGGACCAGCGTTTTTTGGTACTGATCCAGCTCACGCCTTTAATACCTGAAGTGCTGTCCTTCCGCAACTTGGTGTTGCGCTGGTTTTGCGACACCGTAATCGGGCGCAAATTTTCAATGCGGTTGTTGAGCTGGTTTCCGTCGATGTGATCCAGCATTGGCACGGGTTCTTTGCCGTGCATAATCCAGATCAAACGATGAGCCATGCGCTGCTTGCCGTTAATGACAATCAGCACATAGCCGCGATTGCCAATGCAGCCAGCCTCTTCACCGGCGCGTGCTTTGCCACGGTTAACTTTCCAGAACAGCTTGCCGTCCCGGTAATCAAGCAGTGCGTGGAGAAACTCGCTCGTTAGTTCAGCGTCGCTAGGCACAAGCCTCCGTTCGTGTGACGGGACTAGTATAGCTCCCCAGCCCGGTTAATACCGAGCCAGGGGGACTTTCGAGTAGGGCTAAGAGGTTTAGGCGATACCAGCATCCGTGAGACGCTGTTCCAGAACTTCGATGCGCTCCATTGCTTCCTGCAGCGCCTTGACTGCCTTCATGTAGAGCACCGAATAGTTGACGCTCTTGGTGGATTCGCCAGTTTCTTCGTCGATGGATTCACCAACCAAGCCAGGAGAGATAAGCTCAACCTCTTGGGCGATTAGACCGATTTGAGTGTGAGTGTTGTAGCCAGTTTCGGCTTTGAAATTGTATTTACGGACTTGTATAGCCTTAAGATCGTCCCATTGAGAGTTGGCATCAACAATGTTCTCCTTCAACTTGACATCAGAAATGCCTGTATAACTGTTATTTGTATTTTCTAAATCGCCATCTCCCATCACCCTTGCGTAGCCTGCAGTTCCGCCAACGTTTAGTACTGACGAGGTTCCGTCGACATTTCTATAGCTCTCTACAAGGCCAGGGGCAATTCTTCCGATAGAAGTACCAAAGCTCGCTGCTCCTGGTGTTGCAGAGCTGAGGTACATCTGTCCTGTACTCGTAATCTTCATCCGCTCCGTCGGGCTGCTCGCTCCGTCGGCGGTAGTGGAGAACACTAATCGTCCCGGCATGTCGTTAGCGCCGGGGGTGCCGTCTACCTCGCCGCGAATAGTTGCGGCAACAACCAGCTCTGTTCCATCAGACGCATGGAATCCAATTTGTCCAATCTGATCATTGGAATTTACGATTGTGTTTCCACCTACACTTGCGCTTCTGGTTTTGCCTAGAACAATGTTTGAAGCGTCTGCATCGGCTGAGCAACGCACTACCGAAGCCATTGCCGTAGCAGCAGTTGCGCCTTCAACCTGAAACTGAGATGCAACTGTTGCATTAAAGAAATTGCTACGCGCAGTAGACGTGCCAACTAAGAGCCTGCCAGAGTTGTCAATTCTTACGGACTCAGAAGATAGCCCAGACTTCCAAAATGATGTACCGCTAGTGCCACCCTGAAAGCGCAGTTCATTTGCTACATCAGTTCTAATGTAACCATTGTCACCAAAGCTTACATAACCATTTCCGCCGCTAAATCTTCCGACACCAACCACATCTAACGGAGCAGCAGGACTCGTAGTGCCAATCCCTACTTTCCCGTCAGCTTTAATAGTTACCTTGGTGCTAGCCGAGCCACTTATACCAGTGGCGAAGTTCATATCAAACGCGGTTCCAAAGTTGTTGGAATCATTAACGTCAATGTAGCCGATAACACCTGGCGCACTGGCATCTCTGGTTTCCCATTCGATTTTGCCCATTGACGTACCAGTCGTGCTGGCCGTGGTGGGGTTTTCAAACCTAAATACAGGACTTGTGCTGGCTAAATGAAAAGCCGTGTCAGGGCTACTAGTCCCCAGACCTAAGCGGCCACTGGAGTCGATAAACAACCGCCCAACCCCGTTAGTCGAGATGGCTACTTGGTCTGCGCCGGGGGAGTACACCCCAGAATTTGGGTCGCCATCAAACGCCAGTCCAGGCAGCGCTGCCGTACCCAGCGGCACAGCTTTGACGACATTACCAATCGTGATCTTTTTAGTAACATCAGCGCCTACATCAACGATCGGCAGAACGTCAGTGCTTGCCGCGTCTGTGTAAGCCGTCAGATCGGTGATCTTGATGTTGGCCATGATGGACTCCTAGGTGAAAAGTCAGTTGTTGGTGGGATCAGTCAAGCCAAACAGCTCGCGCAGTTCAGCTACCGTCAAGCCAGCGGCTTCTAGCTTTTGCTCAGTGGTAAGCATTAAAGCGGGTTTGGGTTTAGGGGCAGGTTCGGGCGTGTTGCCTTCAGCCATCCAAGCGAGGTACGCCTGGTAGTCAATGTTGGCTGTGTCGGGTGGGATAAAGGCGTTATCCGCGAGGCGGAGAATGGTGTCGTCTTCGGTCAGTTGGTATGTCATGGGTTACAGCTCGGCGGAGGCCAGCCAAACGCGGCCAAAAACGTAGGCATCAGTGTCAGCAGTTGTTGGAGCCACGTCATATCTAAATCCTTGAGTCGTAATCTCTCCCGTGGTTTCACTTGTTACTTGCAATGTAGAAACCGTACCTCCTGCGACTAGTGTCGGCGCAGTACGCATGGTAGTTTTATAATAAGCGTGATTGGCCAATCTGCCATTAGAGGCAACTGTTCCTCTAATAGAAACCGGAACCTGCGTGTAATACCTCTGACACAAACTTAGCTCCTGCCCGTAACTCCTACGCTCAAACGGTGTGACGACCGAGCCGACCTCAAGCTGCGCCAAGGCAAATGTGCCGCTGCTAAATTTTACGGCTGCATTAGTTCCGCCAGTTAGCGTTACTGTGCCGCCCTTGCTGATTGAATTGCCGTCAACCGTTGCACTGGCCGTGCCAGTCCAGCTCAACGTATAAGTGCCACTAATAATGCTCAGCCCTTCAATCACCTGCTCAACACCACCGGCCGGTGCTGTCACTGTCCGGACGTTTTCGCTATCAGTCCAGGAGATTGACTGCCCAGATGTCACGACACGCCATCTATCAAGCGTGTATTCATTGGCGCCACTGGTAGCAGTGCCAGACACATAGCCGCGTTGGTTAATAATTGGATTTCCATTAATCAGCAGGTTACGAAAACCCGAAAGCGGTCCGCCGTTCAGGTTGGCAACCTGCACTTGATCGGTGCCAGCGTCAATCTTGAACAGATTTGGCTCTGTGTCACCCTCAATCCTGAAGTCAACATCAGCGCCTCCATCATTGAATACCACCTCAGTGGCGCCGTTGAAGTTGACGCGCTGCACACCGCCAGTAGCGATGCCAACCTGATTGGCACCAGGGCTGTAAACGCCAGTATCAGTACCGCTGTCTTTGAAATACAGGGATGGGGTAGCAGCAGTGCCGTCTTCTAGTGCGATCGTGCTCCATTCACCGTCAAGCTGATACAGCGTGATCCAGCCGCTGTTGGCAGCATTGCGGATTTTGAATAGCCCGTTCGTCGTATCCGCCCAAGGCTGGTAGGCAAACGTCGTGCTGGGTTCTGATGTGCCGCTGTTTTGACTGACAATCGCCGCCAAGGCATTGTTCAGGTCAGCACGGAACGCAGCGCCTGACTGGTTCGCAATGACGTAATCGTGTTGTGCCATCAGATTTCCCTGCCGTACCCAGTGGCGATGTAGGTGAAGTCTCGACTGATCACGTTCGCTCCGCTGTCGTAGAAGGTGATGGTGAAACCAGTGCGAGTCTGGCTGGTAACCGTGTAATAGTTACCTGTTGCCATATTGTAAGCCGTGATGCCAATAGCAGGTGCTTGGTAAAAGGCTTCATCAAAAGTCACGGCATACGATCCGGCACCACTGGTCAAATCGCCGACCGATTCGGTGCGTTGCTGGAGCTCCAACTCAGCGCCAAGCTCGCTGATGATGATGTTCTGCGACTCAGCTTCGCTGGTAGCGATGGTCTTGAACTGGAAGGCGCGGCCACGGGTAATGCCATTAACAAGCTCATGCCAATCGCTCCAAGTGGGCGAGCTGCCAGGATCGTCTGGGGTGGAGCGGACGTAAAGCACAGCGTTGACCTGATCCAGCACATCGCCGTCGATGTCAGTCCACGCATCAATCAAATCAGTCTGATCGTCCCAGAGATCGCCAATTTGATAGGGTGCCGTGACAAAATACCTGCGCAGGTTTAGATCGAAAACAGCGCCTAAATCGTAAGTGCTGCCAAACTCATATTCGCCGCTGCCCTTGTTGCTGCTAGTGCCATCAATCAGCCCTAAAGCGTCCCAATCGCCGTCTGCAGCCAAATCATCAACGAACACACCAAGAGCGAGGATCAGTCCGCTCAATGATGCGTTGTAAACCATGTTGGTGACGTTGCCATTGAATGGCGGTGACTCCAGCTCTTCCCTGTAGCTCTTGACCAGCAGGCGAGGTTGTGGTGTTGGGAGATCAACGATGGCAGTAGCGGGCGCAGTGGATCGCCTGCCACCATCGTCTTCAAACTTGATTAGATAGGTGCCCTCCAGCAGCGGCACTTGCTTTTGCGTTTGGCTACCTGCCGCGGCGCTCACAATATCCTGACTTTCTTGCCATACAGCGCCAGCAGACAACGTGCTGTGGCGGATCAATACTTTGCCGCCAAGCAGCACGTCTAGCTCAGTGGCACGGTCCCAACTGAGGATCGCTGTTGTCTCGCTGTTTGGAATAATGCTGATTCCTGTAGGCGTGGCAGGCCGCGCTGTTTTGCCGAATGTTGTTTTGGTCAGCAGCGCGGGCTGTATCGATGAGCGCAGGTTTGCACCAATGCTGTAAACCTTTATTTCGTAAACGCCTTCTATAGTGTCAAGAATTTCGTAATCTGTTCTCTTAACTGTTTGAATAGTCCAGTTGTCGCTGTCCCTACGCCATTCGACGCGGTAGAAAGGTGCATTTGCTGCTAGCTGCCAACTAACAATTAGCTTGGATTTAGCGATACCGCCTGCGTCATATAGCACTTCTTGTGCGCTTAGATTTGTTGGCGGCTCTGGAATGATGTTCAGGTCTGTAATATCACGCTGTTCCAGCGCAGTACCACGCTCGATGTAATCGTATTTGCTGGCGTTGTAAGCAATAGCGCTGATGGAGTATCGCAGCCCATCTTGCTCGCTAACGGTAAGCACCCGCCACGTTGAGGTTTGGATATTGCTTGTCTGGTAAATCCAAACACTATTGGCATTGGGTGCCACGCTGAACGCAGTGGATACCGTGATCACATCGCCAGCAATGGATGCAATGCTGCGAGTCTCGACTGTGCCATCAGGCATGATCGCTGACAGTTCAGCGCCAGCAGCAGTCAAGCCAGTGGCATCGTCCACCGTGATTGCAGTCGTTGTTGCGCTTGCAATGCGACCACCACGCCGTGAGCCAGTGCGTACTGGATCTGCTACTTCAATAATCTGCCCTGGGCGTACAACCACACCAGCATCAATCGAAGCAGTAAAGCTGATAATTTCGCTCTCGTAGCGTTCGGAATACAGCAGCCATTCACCGATCCGATATGCCTGCCCGCGACTTGTGCAAGCGAAAGCGCTGATTTCAGTCTTGACGACGCCGTACTTTTGAATGCCTTCGGCATCCTCAACAACCTCATATGCAATATCTCTGGTCTCGAGATCTAGGTAGCTGACAACGCAAACGGTAGGGCGTGTTTTGCGGCTGCCGCCTTGATAGCTGAAACCTTCTTCAGTAATGTTTGCCAGTGTGAATAGATACGCTGTATCTGCTGGTTTGTCTTGACTGATCGTTAGCGCACCAGTGCTCCAATACGGCATCACCCGCATCACGGAGCACATATCATTGATCAGTTTGTACGCATCTTCTGCTGTCTGAATGTTGACGTTGCAGGAGAAACGCGGCTCTATACCACCGAATCCATCAGGCACCAGCTCAGAGCAATACTGACTGGCGCTATAGAAGGCAAATTTGTCAAGCTGAGCTGCTTGGATGTGATCACCAAAGCCGTAACGAGTGCTTGTTAGCAGATCCCACAGGATCCACGCAGGATCGCTGCACCATTGAGCAGCGCCAAACGTACCATTCCAGATGCCGCTGTAAATCAGCCTGCCGGTTGTGCTGTCGACTGTGGCATTGCTTGGAATCTGAACCTTGATGCCACGGATTAAATAGGAGCGTTGCGGGATGGCATTGAATTGTTCTGCATCAACGCGCAGTGCCACCAATGCGCTGTTGGGATATCGCAATTTGGCGTAAATAATTTCGGTGTAACTGGTCCAGTTGAATTTGCTGCTGATAGCAATGATTCCTGGAAGCTGTCGGTCCTCATCTGCCAGAGTTAAGCGTGTTACACGAATATCCGCCGTCGTAAAGCCAGAGGCGAGATTGATTAGATAATCACGCTGATATAGGTCCGCTGTCCTGCCGTATATGGTGTCTGTGATTACAGTTTGAAACCCGCCACTGTCATACTGAACGGCAATAGCCAAGCTGACATCCACGCCCCATATGTCGCCTTTTTCATCGTTTGCTTGAAGTTGCGGAATTGAGATCGTGACGCGAACTGCGTTGATATTGGAATCGGCGACTTGATAAGTTATTGGGCTGCCATATTGAACTTCAACCCCTACGGGCTTTTCATCTTCAATATCAGTAGCTACATAAAGCGGCGCTTGCGCTTGCGTGCCATTCCGCGTATTGACAACAACGCTTTGAAAATTGTAAGAGCCATCTGCGTTTTGAAGCGGTGTGTTATTAAGGAAAATGCTTTTCAAGCCATTCTTTAATCCCTCTATTTCGCCTTCACTAATCAAGTCAACAACAGTTGCATACTGCTTTGAATCAAGGCTATCTGGTGTGATTGTTGGCGTATAGGCGGTTTGCTGGGAACCACCGCCACCACCGCCGCCACCACCCTTACCACCACCACCGCCGCCGCCAGCACCGTAGATCCGTGTCATCACGCCACCACCTGCACGGTGTCAATACCGGCGCTGATCACGACACTGCCGACGACAGTCTCGCCGTAAACAATCGGCACTGGTACGCCTTGTCTACTGGTTTGCTGGATGCCGCTGAAGCTATAGCTCTTGCGTGGGTCATTATTGTCTTGCGGTGTTCCAGGGGCGTTGATTTTGGGCGTTGGAGTTAGGAGCTGGGCGACGCCGCCAAGAACCAGTGTTGCGCCAATGCCTACCAAGACGGTGCTAACAGCGACGGGAGCCGCTAGCCCCAAAAGCCCAATAGTTGCTCCTCCCGTAAAAAATGCTCCTGCAATTAACAGTGCCCCTACGATGATTCGACCGGCTCCACCACCCGCACCAGCCAACACCGGAACAATCTTGATTTCCTGCTGTCCCGCAGGATCTTGAAGCTCTTTTGCAGTTAAGGCATATTTCCCCACACTCACGCGGTAATGCTGATCCGCCATGTGCTTTTCAAGCTGCGGGAAGTTCACCAGCAAAAAGCGCACTGCCTCGGCCGCACTAGCAACATCCGCCTCGAACACGCGCTGTCCCAGAAACTTGGCAAGGCGTCCGTACAGCTTGATCTTGCGCA